CGGCGAACGCGCCGGGGTCGGTGACTGCGCATGCGAACGCGCCGATGATGCCGACCTCGATGCCGCCGATTGACGGCTCGACCGCGCGAAGCTCGACCGGGGAGCCGGGCGTCTCAGCGCAGAGCAGCGCACTGAAGTCGCCGACGATGACGGTCCCGGCGGGGATCCCCGACGACGCCACGAAGTTCAGCCCGGCGATGTTCGGGAACGTGCCGCTGGACAGGTCGGCGCTGCCGGTCGCCAGGAAGATCGGCGACGTGGCGCTGACCAGGGCGAGCAGCTTGTACGCGTCGGCGGGGTTCGCGGCGATCGTGTTCGCGTAGCGGCCCGTGTTGGCGTACACCTCGCCGGCGGCCGCCGAGATAGCGGCCATCCACGCGGCGAGGTCGCCGGCGGTCATCGCGGTCGGCGTCGAGTCGGCCGCTGCCAGCACCGCGCCCGCGGCGGCGTCCGTCTTCTTCGCGTAGTCGGCCGCCGCCAGGTCGAACCACAGCTGCATCGCGTCCGGGTTACTCCACTGTACGACCTGCCACGAGAAGTTGGCTGCGACGAGGTACGTGTCGGCGACGACCTGCGCGAAGTCGACGACCATCGCGCCGACCCCGGCCTCCGTCTTCTCGGCCGCCTGCTTGGCGACCTGCGGCCGGGTGACGATGTGCGGGAACTGGATCTTCCCGGCGCTCAACGCGACGTTGTTGGCCGCCTGGACCAAGGGCCGCGACCGGTTAATCACTTGCATGATCTGGTTGATGTACTGGACGCTCGTGAGCCCGGTCACGTTGCTGGTCAGCACCTGGCTGACGGCCCGCTCGAGCCGCTGCTGCGCCTGGTGGCGCAGATGCGGGCTGACCGTCGACCCGACCCGGTCAAACCGGGTGATGATGACGTCGCGGGCGTACTGTGCGAACGTGCGGTAGCTCGCCGGGGCGCCTTCACCCTCGCCCTCGTCGCCGTCACCTTCGCCGTTGCTCTCGCCGTTGCCCTCACCTTCGGGCGTCTCGCGGCGCCGCTTGAGCGCCGAGCGGGCGTCGGCCGCCTTCCCCCGCGTCTCCTCGACCTCGAGCAACTCGCCGATCATCGGCTCGAGCGCCTGCAGCCGCGAGCGCTCGGCGCCGATCAGCTCGCGCTCGGACTCGGTGGGGTCGCGCTCCTCGTCGTTGGCGCGGTCGAGGATGCGGTCAATGTTCTCCTGTCGCTGCGTCCGCTCGTCGACCAGACGCTGCAGCACGGCATTCGGCATTGCGGTCCCTCCGTCAACTCGGATTCGACGGGGTGCCGCTGTACGGAACTGCCTTCCGGTGCGCGGGGTGCAGCCGATCGCTGGGTGCCGCCGTCCGGGCCGCCTATCGCGGGGTGCCGTTCTGGCCGGGCAGTCTAAGCGGTGATGCCGACCGCACGCAACCGGTCGAGCTGCGCCGCATCAATCGGCGGCAGGTCGAACTCAGCCTCGATCTCGGCCCGCGACCGGGTGGCGGTCACCAGCGCCCCGGTGTAGGCGGGCGCCCGGACGAGCGACACCTCGCGCAACTCGCAGTTCTGCCGCACCACCGTCCCGTCGCTCGTGCGGCGCCAGTGCGTGAACCGATCACGGAAGCTGACCGAGAACCCGGGCAGGATGCCGCTGCGGACCAGCTCGAGCGCCTGATCGCCGAACGCCCCGGCGTGGATCGCGAACGTCCCGAACAGGCCGCCCGCTTCCTCGTGCAATGAGCGGCACACGCCGACCGAGTGCGCGAGGTCGTCGCGGTGCTCGTACCGCAGCTCGATCCGCTCGGCCGCCTGCAGCTGCTTGCGGAAGCATCCCGGCTCGAACACCTCCCAGTAGCTCGCGCCCTGCGGGTCGTCCCTGACCTTCGCGGCCTCGCCGTAGGGGACGCAGCAGCCCTCGACGATGCGACCCTCTTTCGTTTCGAGTGGCGCCGCGAACGCTCGGGTGAGGATCATCTCGGTTGTCATTGCAGCACCCCCTCTAGGCTCGGGGTGCCGTGAGCAGCCCCGGATTCCTCGAACAGTTCATCGGCCTGGTCGCCCCGATCGGCGGGCGGCAGGTCGAACACCCAGGCCCGCGCTTCGTCGGTCGACATGACGCCCTTGTCGATCGCCGACGCCGCGACCGTCATCTTGCTGGCGACGTCCGGCTGCAGCGCCCTGGACGGGTCGAACTCCACCCAGTTCCCCCTGGGCAGCCACCGCGACAACGCGTCCGTGATCGCCCTGGCCACCGAGATCAGCTCGGTGCGCCACCAGAGGTCGACGAGCTGCGCCGGGTTCTGATACACGAGCCCGCCGGACACCGCGAGGTTCAGCAGGATCGCCGGCACGCCGAACGCCGCGGCGATCTGCCGTGCGTCCCAGTCCCGCGATTCGAGCAGCATCATGTCTTTCGGGCTGACGCTGATCGACTGCATCAGGTCGAGGTCGGGCGGGATGATCGCCGGGGCGCCGAGCCGTCTGCTGACCGCGGCCACCCATTGCGCTTGCACGTCGGCCGCCTGAGTGGCGTCTAGCCGCCGCGACGACTTGAGCGCCACCCGGTTCACCCCGGTCGAGTTGTACACGTCGGCCGCGTACGCGTCCGCCGCGGCCGCCGACGCCACGTTCGCCCAGTACGCCTGCAGCGCCCCGGTGCCCCTGAGCGCCCCGGTCGGGTTCCGGAAGATGTGGAGCACGTCCCGCGAGTCGAGCGGCGCCGAGTTCGACCGGTACACCCGGACGCCACCCTGTTCCTCGACCCTCATCGTGGTCGCGTCGAGCACCGTCCAGGTCGCCGGGTACCCGTCCGCCAGTCGGCCGGTCACCCACAGGAACGCCTCGCCCCTGGCGTACATCGACCAGACGATTGCGAACACCGCGTCGCCGATCCCGTTCGGGTACCACGCCGGGTCCGGGTCGGTCACCCAGCGCGGCTGATCGCGGCCCGTGTTCGCCTGCTGCTTGAAGCTCAACGGCATCGACCGCAGCTGCTGCGAGTTGAGCTGCAGGCACCGGTCGACGGTGCCGACGTACTCGCCGTAGGGGAGCGGCTCGAACCAGCCGTTCTGCGGGAACCGCAGGGCGTGCGCGATGAAGTCGTCGACCGACGTGTAGGTCGGCGGCACCGCGTTCGTCGCATAGGGCAGCACTGGCTCGCGTCTGCGGCGCAGCCACATGGCCGCGCAGTATGGCAGCCGGTTGCCATTCACGGCAACTTCGCGCATCCTGCACTGCGGCAATGACGTGGTCGCCGGTCAACTCGACACTGCAGGGGAAGGGCCCCAAGCCGACGCTGCGGCTCGTCGAGATGCCACCCTGGGTGAACTGGCGCACGACCAGCGAGTCGGCCCGCGCCATCCGCTGGGTCGAGCGGTACCTGCCCGTCCCGGTCGGGTACGGCGCCGGTAAGTCATTGAAGCTCGCCGGGTTCCAACGCGAGATCGTCCGCACCCTGTACGACTCGCTCGCCACGTTCGTCAGCATCCCCGCCGCGAACGGCAAGTCGACCCTGATGGGGGCGCTCGCAATCGAACGGCTCTGCCGCGGCGACGCCTACGTCGAGGTCGACGTCCTCGCCACCAAACGCGAACAGGCGGCCATCACCATCGAGGCCGCCAAACGGTTCGTCGAAGCGGTCCCCGACCTCGCCGAACGCTGCGTCTGGTACGCCGACCCCGGCATCCTCGAGTTCCGGCCCACCGGCTCGAGGCTCGCCGCCCACCCCGCCCGACTGTCGAGCCTGCAGGGGCTCAACTTCTCATTGGCGATCATCGACGAGGTCGGGTTCGCCGACGACGCACTCGTCGAAGCATTGATCGCCCGGCTCGCCAAACGCCCCGACGCCCGGCTCATCGGGATCGGCACCCCAGGCTTCGACCCGAACATCCTCTACCGCATCCGCCAGGAACACGCCGACGGCGCACTCCCACCCGGCGTCCGCTACATCGAGCACTCAGCCCCACCCGGCTGCGACCTCGCCGACCGCCGCGCCTGGCAGCAAGCCAACCCCGCCCTCCGAGCCGGATTCCTCAACCCCGACGCGCTCGCCATCCAGGCCGAGCTGCTACCAGAGCGAGCGTTCCGCACCTACCACCTCGGCACCTGGACCGAAGCCACCGCAGGATGGCTCCCACCCGGCGCCTGGGAAGCCTGCCCCGACCAGCTGCCGCCACCCGACGGCGCCGAGGTCGTCATCGCCGTCGAAGGCACCTACAAACGCACCCTCGCCGTCGTCGGCGCCGGGCTCGACGGCAGCGTGTTCTTCTGCTGGGCCGCCGAAGCCGCCAAAGACGACGAGGTCGCCAAGGTCATCGCCGCCTGCTGCGAACGCTGGGACGTCCTCGAGGTCAGCCACCCGAAACGCATCCGCACCCACCTGTTCAACGAACTCGACCGGCAAGGCTTGCCGCTGCAGCACTGGGACGCACGCCCCGACGTCGAGGCCGCCAGCGCTAACGAACTTTACCGAGCCATCGTCGAGGGCAGGCTAAGCCACAACCACGAACCTTTGCTTGCGCAGCACATGGACGCGCTCGCCGTCCGCACCGCGGTCGACGGGTCACTCAGGCTGGTGCGCCCCGACGACGGCGCCTACTGCGACGCCGCGCTCGCCGCACGGGCCGCGTGGTGGCGGGCCGCGCAGCTCGCCGACGAGCAGCCGACCGAGCCGATCCGGATCTACTGACCGGCCGCGGCCTGCTCGCCCTGGTCGCCCGGCGGCCGGTTCGCAATCCCGTACACGCCGCCGAACGCCACCACCACCGCAGCCACGATCGTCACCCACTGCCCCGAACTGATCGACCCGAACGACTCGCCCCCGACGAGCACCGCCTGCAACGCGCCGAGCCCCGCCACGACCCCGGCGAACACCGCTTTGAACGCCTGGGCGAGCAGCCGTAACGGCGCCCCCGATCGGCGTCGACCGGTCACTCTCGCCCCCGATCCGGCGCGACCGGTGTTGCCAGCGCTGGCGCGGGGCGGGTCGCCGATTGTCGGGCCAAATCGGGCGGTGGCACTTGCCCGGGCGCCGCGCCGCTAAAAAACCGCGTCGCCTCTGCTGGCAACGAACCGTCGATCACAGCAGCCACTCGCGCAATGCCTCGAGCACGACGCCGATCACCACGCCGACACTTGTCCACGCCGCGGCGTGGCTGGGGCGGCGCCCCCTCCCCCCGGTCACCCAGCGTGGCCGCACCTCGGTCGCGCTCACCGCTTGCCCCTGGCTGCGCTGCGTTTCCCGACGGCGCGGACAGCCGAGTTGCGGCTCGCCTTGATCCGCTTGAGGACGTGGCTGTAGCTGCCGCTCGTCGTTGACCTGGCCGAGTAGGCGAGCGCGGCTCTCGCTCGCTTGGCGGTGTTGATCGGGTACTCCCTCGTCTTCGGGTAGGCGAACGCGGAGTCGGGTAGCCGCTTCACACCCTTCGCCGAACTGGCGACGCCGGGGCGCGGCCTCGCCATCAGGTCGCCTCGATCTCGATGGCGCCCGCCCACACCCGGCGCTCACCCGGCGCCAATGGCGTGAGCCGGCGCATCGCGTTCTGCCGTTCCCGTCCGAGCGTCCCCCCAGTAGAGCAGTTGCAGTGGCGGCAGGCGGGCCGCAGGTTCGCGGGGTCCAGGCGCCTGCCGCCCTGGGCGATGGGCACGATGTGGTCGACGGTGTCGGCGTAGCCGCCGCAGCGGTAGCAGCGGCGGCCGTCACGAGCGAACACCAGGGTGCGGAGCACCTGCCAGTGCCGGGACGAGATACCGCGGTTGCGAGCGGTGACCTTCATCCGGGTGGCAGGATAACGGGGACGGTGGCCGGTGTCGACTGGCGTGCTGGACGCTCGCCTGCCTTTCCGGGTCGACCCGGCCGCCGTCACTGCGGCGCCCCGTTGCCGTGGCGCAGCACGCGGCTGCGGACGATGCAACCCCTCGGGATCTGCAGGGTGAGGTCGACCTGTTCCCATGATTCGCTGCGGCTGAGTGCGAGCAGCAGGTAGCCGGGCTCGTCGGCGAGCAGCCACCCGACCGAGCGTTGCAGCATCCCGTCGTCACGGGCCGAGCGGCGGGCGTCCTCGAGGTCGAGCCATTGGTGCTCGCCGACACTGTCGTGCCAGACGACCTCGACGATCTCGGGTCGCCGGTCGGTCATCCGAGTTCGCGTAGCTCGATGTGGGCGGCGGGGCTGCCGTAATGCTTGCGGGCCACCAGCTCGACGACCTGGTCGTCGTCGTAGATGAGCCCGCTGTCGGTGAGCCCGTCGAGGAGGGAGCGCAGAAGCTTGTCGAGGTCAGGCCGCGTCTCGCAGTAGACGGGGGCGTTGGGTTTGAGTTGCCCGGCGTATCGGCCGGTGCGGTAGTGCGAGCGCGGCCGGGGTAGGACGAACACGACGTCGACGCGGACGCAGCCGGTGATCGTGCGGCCTTGCCGTTCGCGGCTGGCGGCGTCGGCGATCGTGGCCCGCCAGGGTTTCAGGCGTTTCGCGTTGGCGTCGATGACGCGGCCTTGGACGACGCGCTTGGAGCCCTGGGGGACGGGGACGCCGGGGACGGTGAACGCGAGCATGGTCATTGGTAGGATTGGCCTGCTGCTTGTGGCTGGGCGGCCCATTGATGACTGCCCGAGCCACGACACGAAGCAACGCACGCGAGATCCGCGATGGTCGCGCATGGTGTCGGCACCATGGACGCTGGGAGCCGGTCGAAGACTTCGACTGGGCGAAGGCGAAGGTTGGAACGGATCCGACTCAACCTTCCCGAATACCAAAACCTGACTGTCGGCTTGCCGAGCAGACGATTCGTGACCACGGCCGCGAAGCTGACCCGGCACGCTTCGCCATCGAGGGGCGTGCGAAATCCTTCGCAGGCGAACTTTCCAAAGCCCTCGGCAACACCATCGGCTATCACTTCGTGCTCATCGAACTGAACTGGCGGGCGCTCACACCGATCATGCGTGCGCTGCTCGCACCCGACGGGCTCTGCCTCAACTGCGGTCGACACCGACAGGCGGCGCGTCACTTGCACATCGAGCACCGGATACCGCCGCTGTGCCTCGCCGATTGGCCTGCCCAGCACGCCCGGAATCTTTGGATCGCATGTGGTGGCTGCAATGTCGAGAAGGGCCGCAACGACGCCGACCGAGCGTGGCTCGAGCGCGAACACCGGAAATGGGTCATCGACCGCGAGTGGGCAACGCACGCCGGGGAGCGAGGCTGGCCTGCCTACGACCCAGCCTTCGGCTCGGATCGCCCGCGTTTGCCCGAGTTCGTGCAGTTGAGCATCGAGGACGCCCTGTAAGACCGCACAATCGGAAGGGTGGCGCCGCTGCGGCTGGTGGCTGAGTGGCCGCGCGGCGCCACCGTCTCGACCGTGAGGCCGAGATCTGATCGAAGTCAAAACAGTTCCTCGTCGTCGCCGTTGCCGTTAAGGCTGGCGAGCAGCCGGTCGGCGAGCTGGTCCTCGACGTGCTTGCCGGGTGGTGGGGCGGCGGCGCAGTCGTCGAGGTGGCGTCCGCCGCCGACCCCGCATTCGGGGCACGGCGCGGGCGTATTTTTCTTGTCAGCGCCCGCACGCACGCCGCCCGCCTCGCGTGCGCGTGCGGGCGCGTTGTTGGTAGTACGTAGTACTACCTCTGTGCTGGCAGGTATGCCAGCAGGTCTGCTGGCAACAACTTGGATGAAACCCGCATCACTAAGCGCAATGAGCTGTCGCTCAGTGACACGCGAGCCGAACCTCGCTGACAAGCCACCGGCTGACCACCGTAATCTCCCGCGACTGCGGGCGTACTCTCGGCGTATGCAGGCGAGCACGCCGCGCTGGGCCATCGTGAGGCTGCGGTAGTCGTCTCGGCCGTCTTGCTCGAGGTAGTCGCAGATCCATGTGGGCATGCGCGAGCGCCACGCGTCGCGGTGCTGGAATTTGCCGAAGTTGGTGGGCACGATCCAGCGTTCGGGCTCGTCGGTCATCGTGTTTTCGCCTCGATGAGTCGTTGCAGCACGTCGGTCGGCCGCAGTCGTTGCGGGTCGTGGAGGTCGCGGCGTAGGCGTGGGTCGAGTGCGGGGAGGTCGGCGTGTCCGGCGCAGACGTGGCGGCCTTTGCGGCAGTAGCCGCCGCAGTAGACGCAGTGGCTGCTCACTCGTCCGGGTGCGCCTGGTCGAGCGCCTGCTGTACCGGCTCGGGTAGCCCGCCTTCGAGGTGCTCGATTAGCCGTGACGCTTCGGTGCTGGTGAGTTCGCTCGCCGACTGGATCTCGCGGCCGAGGAACGCGCTCGCCTCGCTGAGCCTGTCCTCGCGTGTGAGGATGCTGCGTTCGCGGTACAGCGCCATCAGCTTGCGGCGTTGCGAGTCGTTCATCAGCGCGGGCTCGGGTGCTGGCATCGGCGGCGGGGGGGTGCCCGCTTCCTGGGTGTCGGGCTCGGGTTCGCGCTGGTCGACGGCGGGGGGCGCATCATTGGGTGTGGGCTCGGGCTCGTTGTTGGCCGCAGCCTCGGGTCCGGGCCCCTCCTGTCCGGGCTGGTCTGGTACCGCCGCCACGGTGCCCCTGCGGCGCCGTGTGACGCCCGCTGGGCGCTTCGGCGTGTCGGGGCTGGGTGTCGGGTCGTCTCGCGCACCCTCGAGTTCCTCGGTGGCTGCGAGGCCGCCGATCACGTCGGCGAAGATGAGCCTGGCCAGCTCGGCGCTCGCCCTGGCTTCGAGCATCGCCCGGGGGTAGCGCTGCCAGTTGGGGCGTCCGGCGAGGTTGGCGCGTTTCGCGTCGTCCATCGTCCAGGTGACCTCGGTCCAGCGTTGCTGGCCGCGCCGGCGCCCCGCGATCGTGCAGCGGGTGATCGTCGTTTCACGCACCTCGATGTCGTGTCCGGCGCGTTCGATCAGGGCGCGTTGCAGCTCGCTGCTCATCGTGGGGCGCCCTTCGATCACGGAGATGTGGGCGAGTGATTGCATCGGGCCGACGCCGACCTCGTTGCCGTACATCAGGCAGGCGAAGATGGCGGGGACGTTGCCGCGCAGGCTCGACTTGACGAAATCGGTGTTCGCGACTCGCTCGGCGAGGTCGACGGGGTTCATCTCCTGCCACCAGAGCACCGGGGTGCGCGGCTCGTACGGGACGACGGTCACGGCAGCCTCCGGTCGATCTGCGTCTCGGCGAGTTCGTGGAGCGCGGTGGCGAGCACGAGCACGGCGCAGTGGATGCCGTCGAGGGTGCGCCAGATGGCTGCGTTCATGCTGGCCGACTCGTGCGCCTCGTCCCTGGCCTCGAGCGAGTGGGCGAGCAGGTCAGTCGCGGTGAATTCAGGGATCACGGGTCGCACCTCCGGTTTCGTGTTGCTCGGCGAGCCCGCTGGGGATGCTGGTGGGCCGCCGCAGGAACGTGCTGTCGGGCTCGACGGCCCAGCGCCTGCCGTCGTCGGTCTGGACGACGAGCTTGGCCTTGCCGACCTCGATCACCTGGCCGGGCAGCACCTCGCCGGCGCGGAGGTTGATGAGCCTGCACCGGTCGCCTGACTTCCAGGGGGTCATCAGAACAACACCTCGGTCAACTGCCTCGGCGCCTCGATGACGTCGTCGCGCTTGCCGAAGCTCGCCACTGCGATCACCGCCTTGAACACGTCGAACGTGGCGTCGCCGGTGTCGACCGGGACGAACTCGTATGTGCGGTCAGCGCGGAGCCACACGACGCCGCAGCGGTCAACGGGCGGCATCTCGACGACCTCGCCGGTCGGGCCCACGCAGAAGTCGGCCCGCCTGTACGCGGCGAGCTGCAACGCGGACTCGACGAACACGCCGCTGCGGGTCGTCTTGAGGTCGAGCAGCCACCGCAGCCCGTCGTCGAGGTCGGCGACCAGGTCGAGCGTGCCGGCGTACCTGAGGCGCAGGTTCGCGATCGGCGCCTCGACGAGCAGCGCCACCGCCCCCCACTCCTCAAGGAACCGAAGGTACGCGTCGACATGGCCGACGAGTTCGTCCGGTACCTGCACCTCCTCGTGTGCGATCAGCTTCGAGGCGAGCCGGTGCACCTCGGTGCCGCGCCGGGCGGCCGCGTCACGGTCCCGGTCGGGCGCCGTCCTGACTCGCTCGCCCCGCTCGGACGGCAGCAGCGCCGCCAGCTCGTCCCAGTAGTCGGTCACCTCTTCGCCACAGGTGCGGGCCGCCCACTTGGCGATCGCGGGTTTCGGGTAGCCCCGGTCGAGCAGCGTCGTCACCCCAGTGAACTTCTCGCCGTCGACCTGGTACGAGTGGCCGCGCCCGTGGTTGCGGCGGGTGATGGTCGGCGCGGTCATCGCTTCACCCACGAGTGGTGCGGCCCGTTGAACACCGGCTCGGGGAAGCTCGGCGGTGGCAGCAGGTCGAGCCGCCGCAGCTTCGACAGGTAGCCGACCTCGGGCAGCGGCGCCCCGGGCTCGCGCACCGGCCGGTCACCGTGCATGTCCCGGTAGATCGTGACCGGCGTCGAGATGCACACGATGCGCCAGTCGCCCGGCGTCTCGTCCAGGTCGGCGATGATCGCCCGCAGCGCGTCGAGCGTCGTCATCTCGGTGCGGAACAGGACACCCTCGCCGGGCTCGTCGACCCTGCGCACCGACACGGTGGCACCGAAGCTCGCCCGCTTGGCGCTGCCCACGAGCACGCGCGGGTTGTGACCGTGGATGTAGCGGCGCGGCTCGCCCCGGATCGTGCCGCGCTCCGAGTCGGTTTTCCCGGCGATGCGAGTGCGCCGGCCGCAGCCGCACTCGCACAGGTGATCGCTGAGCGGCGGGCGGCTCACAGCAGCATCCCCTGGGTGGCGCTGACCTTCCGCTGCTCGCGGTGCACGCACACCGCGTGAGCGAACCCGTCGATCTGCTCGCGCAGGGCCACGTCGCTGCCGCCGTGATTGCCGCGGCGAGCCCAGCCGGCGATGCGGTGATAGACGACTCGGCCTGTGGCTTGCGGGTCGACGGGCTCGCCGCAGAACGGGCAGAGCGGTTTGAGGTTGGTGGTCATCGCAAGCCGCACCTCCTGGCGGTTACGGGCCACGGCTCGAACCCGCGCGACGCGTGCGCGACGATGGCCGTGGCGATCTGCTGGGCTGGCGACCAGTGATCGGCGGTCCCGTGCTGCTGCAGCAGCCGCCCGCCGTAGGTCGCCATGAACGAACGGTCGAACTGCAAGCCACCCCAGTAGGGGGCGCCGCGGTCAGACCAGCTGCCCTCGAAGCGGTGCACGCATTCGAAGTCGAGGACGAGCTGCACGAGCGGCTCGAGCCGGGCCCGCAGCCGGGCCCGCAGCGTCAGCACCTGGCGGTGCTCGCGGCGCCACCGCTGCGCCCACTTCTCGGGCCCTAACCCTCGGAACCTCACTTGCCCGAAGCCGGTGGTACGCTCCCGGTCGAGGTCAGGCGGCCGGGCGCCCCAGGCGGCGAGCGTGAGCGCGAGCGCCAGGATGGCAACGAGGGTGCTGGCCCAGCGGCGCGAGGTCACGCCGTGCTCCTGACCGCCGTGCGGGCCATCGCGAGGAGTTCATCGCGGAGTTCCGGTGGCGTCGTCGACGTCTGCCCTAGATGTAACGGGCGGCAACGGACGCCGTCCGCGTTGTATGTACTGCCCCGCGCCTCTTTCCACTGGGCCCGACGGCCGCCCCACCGGTCGCGCCAGTTCTCGAGCCCGCCCCAGGGGCCATTTGGCTCGTCGCCGTCCCCGTCCGGTGTGTGCCCCCACCGGAGCTCGGTGAGGATGACCCCGTACGCGTACAGCCATGTGGCTTTCTTGACGGGGAGCCCGTACCGGCCCTGCTCGAAATAGCAACTGGCGCCACCGTCCAGGCCGAGCGTCCAGCCGCCGTGCCACAGGGGCTCCGGGAGCCCATACGCGTCCCAGGCTTTCGAGTAGGCGGGGTGCTCAAGGACACCACCCCAGGTGCGGACGGCGTGAAGCGCTGCGGCGAAGCAGCCGCCGTCTTCGCCGCGCTTGTAGCCGAACCTGGCTTCGGTGAACCCTGCGAGCCGCGACCACCGGGCGCACGGCGGGTGGGCGACGACGGGCCACGGGCCGGAGTACGTGCGGGCGTCGCGTGCCTCGTCCCACACCTCGACGTCAGGGAGACCGGAGTAGACGCCGGTCGGATCGACGAACAGGGCGGCGACCGTCACCGCCGCCCCCCAATTTCACTCTTTTGGGTTAAGCCAGGGTTACGACCAGTCGATACACTCCCATAACAGGCATGACCCACTAGCCCACCGGAAAGGGGCGCAGGATGAGTTACGCAGACGGTTACACCCACGGATACAAGGCTGGCACCGAGTACCCGTGGCCGCAGGAATGGCGCACGCTGTACGCCACTCGCCGCGAGACGCGGCCCTACATGGCGGGCTGGATGCGCGGTTTCCGCCACGCTTGCATGGCACGGATGGGGGTGGCCTAGATGCTGGGCCGTTCCGTCATCGTCACGGCTGCGGCGATCATCGCCGTGAGCTACGGCACCGCCGCTCACGCCGCCACCTGCCCCACCACGCCGCCCGCAGGCTTGCGAGCGGCGCTCACCGTAGGCAGCTACAGGCTGCTGCCCGTCGTCTGCGACAAGGGCTCGCCTGTGTTCGCGGCGAAGCTCGGGACCCGCAGCAGGGTGGCGCTGCGGATGCCGTCCGCACGTCAGGCCACCGCGCTCGCGGCCATGCTGCAGGTCAGCGCCGATCAGCGGCAGGCGTTCGAGGCGAAGTGGCGCCGGTCGAATCATCCCGCCCGTGTGACCGGCGCGGTCGCCTGGCATCGGTTCGTCGTCGTCTCGCTCGTGCGGGTGAGCTAGATGGCTCGCCGGGCGTTCGGGATCGTCCGCCAGTCGCGCACGAGCGATGACACGGTCAGCATCGCCGAGCAGCGCAAGAAGCTGGCCGAGTTCGCCGACCGCGAGGGAATGCGGTTGGTCGAGGTGGCCGAAGAGGTCGACGTGTCGGGAGGGCGGGCGCTTGCGAAGCGGCCCGGCCTTCGCCGTGCCGTCGAGATGGTCGAGACGGGGCAAGCCGACGTGATCGTCGTCGCGTACTTCGACCGGCTGGTGCGCAGCCTCACGGTGCAGGCTGAGATCCTGCAGCGGGTCGAGGCTGCCGGTGGCGGTGTCGCCGCGATGGACGTCGGCGAGGTGTCGAACGGCACCGCGTCGAAGTGGCTTTCCGCCACCATGCTGGGCATGGTCGCCGAGTACCACCGCCGCTCGACCGCCGAGCGGACGGCGGGCGCGAAGGCCGACGCGGTCGCTCGCGGGGTGCCGCCGTTCCCGCGTATCCCGTTCGGCCTGCGGCGCCGCGACGACGGGACGCTCGAGCCGGACCCTGAGACGGCTGACCTGGTCGTCGACGCGTTCGAGATGCGGGCCGACCGCGGTGACGGTGAGCCCGACACGATCGACAACATCCGGGACATGCTCGCCGAGCACGGGCACCAGTTGACGCACGAGGCGACCAAGCAGCTGCTGCGGTCGCGGCTGCTGATCGGCGAGCTGCGGTTCGGAAAGCTCGTGAACCTGCAGGCGTGCGAGCCGGTCGTCGACCGGGCCCTGTTCGACCGGGTCCAGGCTGCCCGCCCTTCGCGTGGCCGTACGGCGAAGTCGCAGCGGCTGCTCGCCCGGCTGGGGGTGCTGCGCTGCGGCTCGTGCGGCGGCCGCCTGATCGTGAACACGAACCGGGACGGGTACGTCTACTACGCGTGCGGCGCCCCGCGCGGCGACTGCCAGCGGCGTGCCTACATCGGCGCGAACCGGGTCGAGCGGTTCGTCAGCGACGAGACGGTGCGGTTGGTCGGCGAGCTTCAAGAGGGCGCCTCGGCTGCGGCTGAGCTTGACGCGGTCGAGCGGCAGTTGGCGAAGCTCAAGCGGGCGGTGGCGAACATGGCGGCGACGTTCGACCCGATGGGCAGCGACGAGGACGTCGCCGACGCTCGCAAGCGGCTGTCCGCGCTTCGGGGTGAGCGGGACGCCGCGCAGGACGAGCGTGACCGGCTAGCCCGCATCATCGACCCTGACCTCGTCGTCGACGCCGAGATCGTCATGCGTGACGGCACCCTCGAGGAGCGGCGCAGCCTGATCCGTGACGCTATCGACCGGGCGATCGTCAGCCCCGGCCGGTTGCCGGTCGGTGACCGGGTCGAGATCGTCCCGCGTCGCGAGTCGTTCCGTTAGCAGCCGCTTGGCTACTCGTCTGAGGTCGTTGCGCAGGTCGCGCTCGACCTCGGGCGGGTAGCGGTGGCCGCGCTCGCGCCTGCTGGTGCATGGGCGCCGGGTGGGCCCGTGCGACAAATGCGGTTGCCGCTCGGGCCCTCGGCGCGTCCGGCTGCGAAACGTCATCGCAGCGCCCCCGCTGCCCGTTGCGCAGTCGCGGCGGCCGAGGCGTCCCGGCCCTCGCCACCTCGCAACGGACGTTTCATGCTAGTGGGGTCGACGGAGTGGCCTACGGCTCGCCTGAGGGGTGCGCTCGCGGTCACTCCGTCGGCCGTGTCGGGCCGCCAGCGGCCCGCCGCAACGGTCGCCCTAACTGGCGTTCCCCTTCCCCGGTGCTGATCCCTCATGCTCCCACCTCTCATCAGCTCAAGCCTGGCCCATCCACACCAATGAGCCCGTGTGTTCGGTGCTGCTTATCCTCAGGCGAGCCGTGAAACCGCGTCAGTCTCAGGCCGCGACTGGGCCCGCGTCAAACCGGATTTTCGCAATTTGCGGAAAGTAATTTGCCGCGCGGTCGTGCGGACCCATGGACGCCACGAGGGCGGAGCGCCCGATGTGACGTCCGTTACGAGGGGTCGGCGTGCGGTCCTGCGCACGTGCCCGGGTCCGCACGTTTCCGCCCACTAAAAACCCCCTAGGGTTAGCCGGTGAGCCGTGGAGGCCGTAGCGGTCGGACGCTCACCGAACTCGAGCTACGGCACCTTCAGTTGCTGCTCGAGATTCGGTCGCGGGCGCACAGGTACGCGACCGCCTACGACATGCTCCTCGAGGATTTCGTGCTCGAGTGCCGTGAGTCGGGGGCGTCGGCACGGGGGATCGCCGACATGCTGGGGGTGGGCTCGTCGACGGTTCAGATCTGGACGGTGAAGGCGCGGCAGCGTCGCCACACGGAGGGTTAGGGGGCGGCGCAGACGTAGATGGTGCGGGTGTCGTCGGTGGGGTCGCGCTGGTGCACGCCGATCGTCTGCGGGGTGAACCCGGCGGGGCAGGCGAGCCCCGGTGCCCCTGCTGGCCCCGGCGGGCCGGGTGCGCCTTGCTGACCGGCTGACCCTGGCGGCCCCTGGGCGCCGCGTTCGCCTTGGCCGCCTTGAGCGCCTTGCTGCCCTGGCGGGCCCTGGGCGCCGGTCGCGCCGACTGGGCCGGGCGGCCCTTGTGCGCCGGTCGCGCCGACGGCGCCGGCGGCGCCGCGTGCGCCGCGCTCACCTCGTGCGCCGCGTGCCCCTGCTGCCCCTGCTGGCCCTGGTGGCCCTGCTGCGCCGGTCGGCCCTGCGGGCCCTGTTGGCCCGCTGGCGCCTCGGCTGCCGCCGCTCGTCGCCCCGGTTGGGCCGGGCGGCCCGGTGAGCCCGCGCGGCCCTGATGGCCCGGCTGGCCCCGGCTTGCCGTTGTGACCTGGCGGCCCGGCTGGCCCTCGCGGCCCGGTCTCGCCGACGGTGACGGTCGCGGTGGCGACGGTGCGCCTGGTGGCTTCGTTGCCGAACACGCCGCCGGGGTTGGCGAGCGCGACGCCGACGGTTGCCACGCTGAGCGCGACCGCGACCGTGGTGGCCGCCATGATCGCGGTCGACCCTCTCACTCGTTGGCGCGTCTCATCCGCAGCTCGTGGAGTTCGTCGGCCATGTGCTCGCTTTCGGCCCGCAGTTGCGTGATCCGTTCGTGGCATTCGTGGTCGGCTTCGCTGCGTGCCCGGGTGAGTGCCGCCCAGGCGCCGAGTATCCCGGTGATGCCGCCGAGGATGGCGCCGATGAGTGCGACGAGGTCAGCGGTGCTCACGGTTCCTTGACGCGGACGAACACGGTCGCCTGACTGCCGCGGTTGCGGGTGCGCCGCATGACCTGGCCGCCGTTCGAGTCGTTCGAGGTCGACGTGTTCCCTTCGACGGCTTGGAAGCTGCCGCCGCCCGACCACTGCTCGAAGATGCCAATGTGGTCGTAGGTGCCGTCATAGCCCCAGTCGTAGGCGACGAGGTCTCCGGGGATGGGGTCGTCGGTCGTGGTGAGCCCGTAGCGGCCGGCGCGGGCGTCGGCAACCACATACGGGACGTAGCTGTAGCGGCTGCCCTTGACGAACGCGGGCGAGTCGCCCGACAACTCGAACGCCCAGGTGCAGAAGATCGCGCACCAGGGCACCCCGTTCATGCCGTACCAGGCGCCATAGGCTTGCTTGTTGCTCCCGGCCGGTGATTCGGCATTGCCGATCTCGCCGATGGCCCGGTTGAGCGCCTGCTGCCTGAGCGTGCCGGTCGGCTCGGGTGCGGGCTCGTGGCCGCCGAAGCGGGCGAACGCCTCGTTGATGAGGTTGACGCTGTAGGCGTCCATTGCCATCTCACCGGCGTGCGGGCCGGTCGGCACTCGAGCCGACCGCAGCGTGTTGAACGTCGATGTGCCGACCCAGCCGGTGGCGTCGATGTGCTGCTGCCGTTGCACCCCGGCGAGCCCGGTCTGACTGACGTTGCCGCTGGTGCCGTGGCTGAACCCGTTGCTGAACGCCTGGTCGAAGGTTTGCCAGGGCCAGCGGCCGAGCCGTGAGACTGTGCGTTTGTACGCCTCGACGTCGGGCCCGTCGACCGACGGGGTGCGACCGTGCGAGGCTGCGTCGGGTGGGTACAGCGGCCTGGGGAACCCGTCCACCTGGACCATCGGGCCGCCCTTGTACGCGTGTTCCCACCACTCGGTCATTAGGATCCCCCGCTGTGCCCCGTCTGTGGCGCCGCCGCCGGTCGGCCGCGACCGAGCTGTACCTCGACCTCCTGAAACGCTGCCTCACCCGGGTCGGGTTCGAGGACGAGTCCGTCGACCCGGAGACGCGGGCGCGGGTGCCCGTCGACCAGGAGCGGCGCCTCGAGGGCAGGGACTGGCCGGTGCACGCGGAGACGATGATCGGGATGCGCCGCCTCGACCAGCTCCAAGCGGCCGTGGAGGCAGTGCTCGCCGAGCGGGTGCCGGGGGATCTCGTCGAGACGGGGGTGTGGCGCGGCGGGGCGAGCATCCTGATGCGCGGCGTGCTCGCCGCCCACGGGGACATCAGCAGGACGGTGTGGGTGTGCGATTCGTTCGAGGGGCTCCCCCCGCCTGGTGGTCATCCTGCCGACGAGGGGTTCGACCTGTCCGGTGTCCCGGAGCTTGCGGTGTCGCTCGAGAAGGTGCGGGCGAACTTCGACCGGTACGGGCTCCTCGACGAGCAGGTCCGGTTTCTGCCCGGCTGGTTCAGGGACACGCTCGCGGATGCGCCGATCGATCGGGTCGCGGTGCTCCGGTTGGACGGCGACATGTACGAGTCGACGATCGTCGCGCTCGAGGCGCTGTACCCGAAGGTGTCCAGGGGCGGGTTCGTGATCGTCGACGACTACGCGCTCCCCATGTGCGCCCAGGCCGTCGACGACTACCGTCGCGACCACGGTGTCACCGACCCGCTCGTGCGGGTGGACTGGACCGGTGTGCACTGGCGCCGGTCACGCTAGCTCCGCCGCGGTCATGTCCTCCGCCAGGTACGGCGCGAAGCACGCCTGCGGCGTGAACTTGTAGTCGGCCACGCACCTCCCCCAGTACACGCTGGGGACGATGACAATCGACTGGTAGCCGCGCCGCACACACTCCGACCAGAGTGAGTTGGCGAATCCGGGCGGGTCGTCCTGCCAGTCCGGGTTCTCGCTCGCGTACGCCTCGGGTTGCACGCAGACGTTACGTTCCTGCATGTACACGTCGAACCCGGCCGGCGAGTCCGACCTCGAGGGCTCGAGGTTCGTGACGATCGCGAGCGGCATGGCGGGGTTCGCCTGGTAGGCGGCGCCGACAGCGTCCATGCACGCCTGCCCCTGCCCGGTCTCAGCCTGGAAGCAGACCATGTCCGGGCCGAAGCTCAATGCGAGCTGGGCGCGTTCCGCGCTCGGCCACGCGTCCCAGAGGCCGCACGCGAGCCCGACTTCACGGCAGGCTTGCATGTAGTCGCCGCCCTGGTCGCGGTACAGCTGGACGAGCACCCAGTCGTACCCGGAGTTGCGGGCGGCGTGCGCGAACTGCTCCGGGCTCCAGGGTCTGCCGTTGAAGTCCCGCCCGGTGTCGGGGGCGGGCGAGTCGGGGTCGCTCATGTTTCCGCCGGCTCCCCCCGCGACGTAGAGCCCCCGAAAGGGGGCGCCTCGTATCCCACCGTCCCGCCGGTGTCGTGGTCGTCGCGGAGGATCTGCAACGTGCGCTCGAGCTTGTCCCACGCCCCCCAGGTCGCGAGGTCGTCCGGGTTCCGGTTCGGCTTGGTCCCCCCAGGGTCGAGCTTCCGGAGCCGCTCGACGCTGGCGTGGATCCCGTCCTGGGTGCCGATCGTGCTCATCAGGAGACCCGGATGGGGCGGACGGTCATCCAGCCGCGGCTCATGTTGAAGTTCGGGGTGCCCCCGGCCCCTTGCAGGTAGATTCCGACGTTCCCGTTCGTGGTGAGCAGGCCGATCAGCGGCGCGAACCCGGCGAGGCTGCCAGCGTCCCACTGGCCGGAGGATCCGTGGTCGAGGATCGCGCCGGTCATGGTCGGGGTCGGGAGCGTGTACCCGATCGCTGCCTGGATGGTGGAGACACCGGCGCCGGCCATCTGGGCGGTGATCCCGAACTCGACCTCCCAGTCACCGTTGCGGAGGATCGTCCAGACGGGGCCGCCCGCGAACGCCACCCAGGAGCCGGTGGTCGCGAACCCGGTGACGGATCCGACGGGGCCTGCCCGCCAGGGGGAGCCGCCGACGAACTCCCACTTGTACGCGCTCGAGGAACCGGCGTTGTACCGGAACCGCCACTGGTAGGTGGGGTTCGTCGTGGAGTCGACGAGGATGTGTTCCTGCCCGTCGACGGGCGAGGCGGGGAGGCTGGTGCCGTACCCGACCGAGGCGACCGGGAGCTGCGCGGCGGGGATCTTCCCGGTCGCGTCGAGGCTGGCGAGCCCGGTGGCGGTGCCCCTGACCGCTTCGATCCGGTCGGCGAGTTCCTGCATGTCGAGGGGGACGTCGGCGGGGTCGGTGGGCGCCGGGTAGGGGAGCAGCAGCGTCGGCGTCGTTGGCATCGGTTCCCTCCCTAGGCTCGGGTGATTCGGATCGCGGCAGGGGTGTCGCTGCCACCCACCCCGGTCCCGGCGCGGATGGTGCCGTTCCCCGCGTCGACGTAGGCGCGGATGTTGTACGTGTGCGCCCCGGCGGTGGGGATGAGTCGGCGGTGGCCACCGACCGGCATGATGATTGCAGCGGCTGGGGCTGCCGCATCGGCAACGGCCATGCGGCAGAGCATCGTCGCCCCGTCGAACAATCCGACGGTGACTGTGCGGCCCGCGGTCGCGGGTGTGCGGACGGCGGCGGCGCTGAATTCGACGACGATCGGGGTCGCCCCGTCGAACGTGAGCGCGGGCGCACTGACGACCGGGGTGGCACTGGCCGGGACCAGGCCGGTGACGTTGACGTCGTTCTGCACTTCGGCGTAGGCGAGTTCGCCGACCGGGCCGCCGTCCCGGACGGTGCCGATGGCGAGCATCCCCGACGTCGAGGTGAGCATGTAGCAGGGCTCGCCGATCGTGGGGATGTACTGGGCGAGCCGGGCGACCGCGACCGGGGTGCCACCCGCCACCGACACGCTTACATGCCGTTGATCCGGGAGCCCGGTGACGGTTCCGACCACGATGCCGATCCCGGAATCGCCCAGTGCGTCCCGGAGCACGTAGGGAAGGGTGCGGGTGAACGGAACGCTGCTCATACGGGCGGCGGCTGGTCGCGGCCGGTCGTGGTGATCTGCAGCGCACCCTCGACGTCCAACCCGATCTGAACGGCATTGACGACCTGGGTTTCGCTGCGACCGTCGGCGAACACAACCTCGATCACGTCGTCCGGTTCCAATGCCGGATTCGGGACCGCGGTCAGGGTGAGGGTGCGCGACAGGCCGAGCCGGAGGTTCAGCAGGGATTGGGCTGCGGCGTCCGCTTGCGCCTGGGTGCTGACCGCGGTGCTGTCGCTGATGAGCGCCACGTGGCCGAACGGGCCGCCCCACCGGATCGGGCTAGTGGGGTCGTCGAACGTGGCGAGGCTGTAGATCGGCGCCTGCTCTGAGTCCGGTTGCCCTCTGACGAGCACGCCGTTTCGAACGCTGGATCGGTCGAGGGTTTCGCTCGCCTCGATCAGCACGCCGCGGGCCGCGGCGTCAATCGTCCAGACGGGAACCGTGCCGGCCGTGCGCGGGCGGATCACGAAGTCGCCGAGGTTGTCGAACATCGCGGCGGCACCGACGCTCGACGCGAGGTCGTTGATCGCCGCGGCGCGGTCGTCGATGTAGACGGTGTTCGTCAGCGGCGGCTCGCTCGCCGGGTTCGTGAGGACGTGGTACTGGATCGCGCTCCCGAACACGAGTTGCACGAGCTGCACGGCGGCGTTGCTGGGCGCCGTGCCGGGGAACGCGAGCGGCGTCCCTAGCGGCTCGTCCTGGATCTGCGCCATCCGGTCGGCGAGCGTGAGGGTCGCCTGCCCCTGCAGCTGACTCCACACGATCGACTCGACCCGGAACCGGCCCAGTTGGACGCGTTCCACCGTGCCGTCGGCGTACCGGATGCCCCGCTCGATCGTGCAATATCCGCCGTAGGGAAGCTCGCGGGCAACGTCGACGGTGAACGGGTCGGCGAGCCGGAACGTGACGTCGAGCGACCCTTGGCGGCGCACCTGGGCGTCACGGTCGATCGTGACGCTTCCGCCGATCACCGGCACCTCGATCGGCGTCGTCAACGCGGACGGCCGATACACGTAGGCGGCGACGCTGATCGAGTGCGACTCCCGGAGCGCCGCGAGGAACCGGGGCGTGACGGTCAGCATCAGACGTCATCCGGGAGCCACGGGGTGACCGGGTTCGTCCCGGCCGGGTACGTGTAGGCGAGCTGGTCGTACGTGCCGACCGCGGCCTTCAAGGCTGCGTAGGTGGCGAACGTGGCTTTCACGTTCGCGTAGGTGTTCGGCGCCAGTGGCACGTAAATGGACGGGTCGGGGCGCTCGACCTGGACGACCTCGATCTTGAAGCGGCGTTCGGGTGCGACACCGGGCCGGAGGAACCGTTCCTCGGTAAAGTCGGTGACGCCGAGGTACATGTTCCCGATCCCCTGGGCGGGGGTGGTGCGGAGTAGGAACGGGTACCCGGACCCGAGTAGCGCCCTGGTCTGGTCGCGCTCGCCGAGCGTGTCGGTCAGGACGATGAGTTCGCTCGACGGCGTCCAGGCGGGCAGCGACGTGAGCACCGGGGCCCGCCGGTTGAGGATGCGGTGGACGCCGACGGCGGCCGCGAACTGCAGCTCGTCCATGCTCTCGATCGTCAGCGGCAGCGAGTTGGTGGGGCGGGCGAGGTCGACGAGCCATGCAGGACACTCCCCGTAGGTGAGCGTGAACGTGGTGGTGGCGGTGCCGACAACGGTGGCACCGTCGTAGACGGTGACCGTGTAGGTGAGCGCGACATCGAAGGGCAGTTCGTAGTCGCGGGCGATCTGGGTGGGGATCGCAACGGTTGCGTTGACGGCACCGCGGACGCCGGCCTTCGACCCGGACGGGCTCGTGCGGGTGATCGTGTACGTGTCGGCACCGGCGGGGACGCCGTCGACCTGGAGGCGGGCGGCGAGCCTGCCCGCGTCGAGCGTGGCGGTGAGCGTGACCGCCATCTAGGTGAGCCCCGCGAGCAGTGTTTGCGCGACCCGGTTCTGCTGGGTGACGACCTCGGTGCGGACGAGCCCGCGGAGTTCCTGGTCGCCGATGAACACGCGCACCTCGAGCGGCCTGCCGGTGTCGATCGGGGGCGGGCCGGGGTCCTGGCCGCTCTGCTGGACGGCGCGGATCAGCGCGTTGAACTGGCCGAGCGGGACGACGGCCTCGGGCCCGGCCTCGCCGATCAAGGCGAGGGTGGGGCGGCTGACGATCCCGCCGGTCTCGAGCCCCGGGATCTTCGAGAGCAGCCCGCCGCCGGGGATCGACGGGAGGTTGATGTGCGAGGGGATGCTCTTGATGGCGCTGATCAGGCTGTTGACGGCACCGGCTGCGGCGCTCATCGCCCCGGCGATCGCGCTCGCGGTTCCCGATAACGGACCGAGCGCACTATTCGCCGCTTTCGCTGCTGCGGCTAGGGCGCCCTTGAACAAATCACCGGCGCTGTCGGCGGCGGTCTTGGCGGCGTTGAACGCGCCTTTCAGCCCGGACACGACTCCGTCGAGCGCACTGGCCGCGCTCTTGGCGGCGTTGAACGCGGCTTTCAGCCCGTCGACGGCCGTCTCGGCTGCGTTGGCCGCGGTCTTGACGGCGCCGCTGATCGCATTCCAGCTCGACTTGATCGTCGTCTCGAGCGTGTTGATGGCGGTCGACACGTTCGTCTTGAGCGTGTTCCATGCCGCGGTGACGTCGGTCTTGAGCGTGTTGACGACGTTCATGACGGCGGTCTTGATCGAGTTCCACGCATTCGTGAGCGCGGTCTTAATGTCATCGACCACGCCGGTGACGGAGGTCTTGATCGTGTTCCACGCGGAAGTGAGCGCCGTCTTGATCGAGTCGACGATGTTCGTGATGGTCGTCTTGATCGTGTTCCAGGTGTTCGTGACCGCCGTCTTGATGTCGTCGACGACACCCGTGACCAGCGTCTTGATCCCGTTCCAAGCGGTGCTCGCAGCACTCTTGATCCCGTCCCACAGCACCGACAGGATGGTGAGCAGCGGCAGCAGCGTCCGCTTGATGTTGTCGACCATCAGCGTGACCATGTCGCTGACGAGGTTCTTGAACGCCGTCCAGGCGGCCGACCAGTCGCCGCGTAGCAGCGCGGCCAGCACGTTGAAAATGTCGGCGATGACCTTGAAGGCGTCCTGCATCACCCGGACGTTGGCCATGATGATCGGGCCGATCAGGTCCCAGTTGTCCTTGATGACCTTGACGACCGCGACGACGAGCGGGACCAGCGCTTTGAGCGCGTCGCCGAACGCGGCGAGCATCGGCTTGATCTCTTGGAACCCCTGCGAGATCGCGGCGCTGATCGCGGGCCAGTTCCGCTGCAGGTAGCTGATGAACTGCTCGACGTACGGGATGGCTTTGGCGACGAGGTCGCCGGCGAAGTTGTTGAACGACTCGCGGACGATCGCCAGTTGCCCCGGTAGCGTCTTGCCGATCGCCTCGGCGCTGCCGCCGAACTCGCGGCGCAGCTCGCCGAGGATCAGCTTCTGCGCTTCCATCGTGTGCCCGGACTCGACCATCGCCTTGACCTGGTCCTGCTGCGCCTGGGTGAACGTGACGCCGACCCGGCGCAGCGCGGTCATGCCCTTGACCGGGTCGTTGAGCGCCTTGCCGAGCTGCATGGCGCTGGTGGCCATGTCCTGGCCGAGCGCGACGCTCATGTCGGTCATGATCGAGGTGGCCTGGGTGAACACGTCGTTGCCCTTGCCGACCTCGTCGCGAATGTTCGTGAACGTGAGCAGCAGGTTCTCGCCGGACGCGATCGCCTCGTCGTCGATCCCCGTCTTCTTCATGATCGAGGTGGCGAGATCGCTGACCTGCTGGGCGGTCACGTTGGCGACGCTCCCGGTCGACTTGAGCACCGCCTGCGTCTGGGCGGCGACCTTCGTCGACTGCTGCCACTCGCTGATACCCGTCTTGAGGGTGTAGATGAGAGCGCCGACCCCGGCCGCCCCGGCCGCGATAGCGCCCGTCTTGGCCAATGACTTGAGCTTGGTGCCGAACCCGCTGGTGGCGCCGCTCGCCTCGGCCATCCCCGACTTGAGCCCGCTCGTGTCGCTGACGAAGTCGACGACGATCCTGGGGTTACCGGCCACTCAGCGCCCCCGCCGTCGTTGCGCCCTGGCCATCTCGCGCTGCTGCTGCTTGGCCTGCTGCTCTGCGTACCGCCAGAACGCCTGGTACTCGGCCGGTGTCATCTCGTCGACCTGGCGCGGCGTCATTCGCCAGTAGCGGCAGAACACGGCTAGCTCATTGAGGTGTCGGCGCTCGAAGGGTCCACCGGGGTCGCCTCACCCGGCCGCACCGTGATGACAACGTCGTCGATCTGGTCGAGCGTGAGGTCGGGGTAGTCGCGGCGCAGCTTCACCCAGGCGAGCACCACGAACTTGTCGTCGGTGTCTTCCTCGGCGATGATCGCCCCGAACGGCCGCTCGAACGTCTGCTTGATCTCTCGCAGCTCGCGCGGCGTGAACCGTGGCGCGATCAGGTCGTCCCTGGTCAGCGTCACCTCGGTGGGGACGGTTGGGACGGCCATCGGCCTCAGGGGCTCGGCCATGACATTGCTCCGATCTCCCGCCTGGCCGCCTGCTCGCCCGCGTCCTGCAGCCGGGGCCCGGCGTCCATCGCGGCGGGGTAGAGGTAGTTGCCCTGCGCTGAGCGCGGGTGGCCGCGGCCGCCGTACTCGACGAACTGCGCGTAGGGCACGCCGTTGCCCATCGTGATCGAGGCGCCGTCACGGCTGCGGTCGACGCTGACGGTCCCCGCGAGGCGGCCGGTCAGCCGCGGCACGGTGCTGCGGACGTCCCCGGCGACGTCCTGGGCGACGTGCGCGAACTCCTCGGGCGCCCGGCGGTCGATCCGCCCCTCGAGCATCTTCATGCCGGCGGCCAGCTCGGCCACGCCGCGCACCTTCACATCGACGAGCGGCCTTGCCATTACGTCGGCGGCGCCACGAGCTTCGTGGGCGCCCCGATCAGCGACCACTCGATATCGACCTCGCTCGCGTCCCCGGCGTCCCCGTTCAGCGGCGCGTAGGGCTGCGGGACGACCGTGCCTGTCCAGGCGGGGTTGTCGGGCCCGATCGGCTTGTCCCGGTACGCGTAGATCAGGAACGTGCACGGGTCCCCGGCCTCGACGAGTGGTTCGAGCACGGCTTCGGTGCCGCCGGGAGTGTCGAACGACTGGTACAGCGTGGTGATGAGCGACCACTTGACGACGCCCGGGTAATCGGTCGACCCGCAGAACGTGTCGAGCGTCGTCGTCGACACGTCCGGTGATAGCTCGACGTGGTTCGCGTAGCACGCAAGCTCGGTCAGGCCGGTGCTCGCCGGGCCGGGCCCGAGCTGCAGGCTCGCGTTGTCGAGGATGACATGGCTGAGGGTCGGGGGTGTCGCCAATGTGCTGCCCTCCTAGACGGCCACGGGCACTCGGTAGCCGAGTCGTGCGCCGAGGTAGTGGATGTTCGAGATGATCCATTCGCGCGGCGCCTGCGTCGTCGCCAGCGGCCACGAGTGCGGGTCGCCGCGTAGCCGGTCGATCGTGTACGCGACGAGCGTTTCGACCTGGCCGATTCCGGCGCCCGCTTCGATGCGGCTACCGACGCACAGCACCACGAGGTTGGCGATGGTGAAACAGGGCCCCATCGTGGCCGGCTGCTCAAGCCACGGGTCGTCCCAGACCACGACGAGCGCCGGTGGCGTCACCGTGTCCGGGTAGTCGATCAGCACCTCTGGGTCGGTGTCCTGGGCGGGTGCGAGCGCCACCGCCAGGGACGCCCGCACCTCGCCCAGTGGGAGTGCCCCATTCGTGCTCACGCAATCCCCCACTGCTGCTTGAGCGGGGTCAGCGTGTACGCGTACCGGTTGAACTGGTCGCGGGGCGCGGTCAGCGTCCCGGTCTGGTCGCTCCCGATGACGCCGAACGAGGCGTCTTGCGCCTTGAACCACTCGACGCCGCGGGCGATGTTCACCCGGTTGGCGAGCGCGTTGTCAGCCGGGATCGGGTCGCCGTCGAACCGGTCGCAGTCGTGGTCGATCTCGATCGCCGCCGCGTCCAGGCAGGCTTGCAGCGCGTCCGTGTTCTCCGGGGTCACCCGTATCCGCAGCGCCGCCGCCAGCTCGTCGACGGTGGCGTACGCGACCACCGGCACCGGCGGACCCGGCGGCGTCGGCTCGGCCGCCTTCACGAGCAGGATCACCGACACTTTCTGCGTCAGCAGCGGCAGCCCGGACGCGTCCCAGGCGACCGGGAACTCGACATAGTCGGTTTTGTCGACGGCCGCGCCGGTCGTCGCGTAGGCGACATAGCGGGTGTGGTCGTCGTAGTCCTGCACGTACACGAGCGTCCCGGCGGGCCAGGCGAGTAGCAGCGTGTGGATGTCCTCGCCTGGCGTCGTCAGGTTCCTAACCCACAGCTTCGACGCGAGCGTGGGGTCGGCGTTATCGAGACGGATCTGCGAGCCAGTCGGCGGCTCGGTTGTCGCCGAGCTGAACTGGTACTCGCAGCTCATCTCTGCCATTGCTCTACCCCTCGTGCGCCCTGATCGCGGCGATGAGGTCGGCCTTGCTCATCCCCTGGTGGGCGGGGCTGATGCCGAGCGACTGCGCCTTTTCGATGAGCTGGTCCTTCGTCATCGCGTCGAGGTCGTCGACGGCGGCCTCGGCGGGGGCGGGGGCGTCGGCCCGCTGGATCGTGCCCTTGTACGCGTACTGCCCTGCCTCTCGTCGGTCACGGTAGGCGGTCATGGCTACGGTCCTGCGAACGGCGTGATCTCGGCGAACGCGCCGGGGTCGGTGACTGCGCATGCGAACGCGCCGATGATGCCGACCTCGATGCCGCCGATTGACGGCTCGACCGCGCGAAGCTCGACCGGGGAGCCGGGCGTCTCAGCGCAGA